ATGGCGCGGAACAAACTCACGGAAACGAAGATCAAGAAGCTTTCCACCGCTGGCATTTATAGCGACGGTGACGGGCTTTATTTACGTGTCCGGGCGGGCGGCTCGAAGCAATGGTTCTTCATATATAAGAGAGACGGCAAGCGTACCGAGATAGGACTTGGCGGATACGGCCAAGGAACTGCGCCCGTTTCTCTTGATCTTGCCAGAGAGAAAGCCGAAGGCATCCGGCAGCGTCTGGCACGGGGTGAGGAACTGGCGGTGCGACCGACCTTCGCCGCGATCATGGAAGACGTGATTCAAAAGAAGATGACCGAGTCCAAGAGCAAGGGCCACAAGGCTGCATGGCGCATGACTCTCGACAAGTACGCCGCGCCGCTGCACAAGAAAGCGGTGGCCGACATCACTCGTGATGACGTAGTTGAGACGCTCAAACCCATTTGGACAGAGAAGCCCGAAACAGCGGACCGGACCCGGATGCGCATTGCAGCCGTTATCGACCATGCCAAGGCGCGTGGCCTTTATACCGGCGACAATCCGGCAGACTGGCGCGGTGGACTCAAGGAACTGCTCCCTGCCCGTCAAAAGCTGTATCGCGGCCATCATGAGGCAATCGACTATAAGGCCCTGCCCGCTGTCATCAAGAAGCTGCGGGCGGCTAAAGGTGTGTCCTCTGTTGCGGCGGAATTCGCTTGCCTGACTGCGGCCCGCTCTGGCGAAGCACGGGGCGCGGTTTGGTCTGAAATCGATCTGGACAACGCCCTATGGATCATTCCAGCGGAACGAATGAAGGCAGGCAAGGAACACAGAGTACCATTGTCGGCCCGTGCCTTGGAAATCCTCAAAGAGCGGCAGGAAATGGCCACAGGCGCGCTTGTTTTCGAAGGTGAGAGCGAAGGCAAGGCAATATCAGACACGGCCATGGTTAAGGCGTTGCGCGCAGCTACGGGCGGCACAGAGACATTGCACGGCTTGCGATCCTCGTTCCGAGACTGGGCCGGTGACGAGACACATCATCCACGCGAAGTCATTGAAACAGCGCTCGCTCACACGCTCAAAGACAAGACGGAGGCCGCTTATCGTCGGTCCGACGCGTTGGCGAAGCGGCGCAAGTTAATGGACGATTGGAGTGCTTATCTTGATTAATAGCGCAACGAGACCTCTTTTCGTAAAATGCGCAAAAACAGGGTTGACGCGCAATAATCTTGCGTGTAGGAGACTGATTGTTACCTGAAGCGCGGAAGCCCTGCACGTCGAGAACGTTGCCTGCATTATGCGCCGACCCTAACAAATCCTAACAATTTGAACCTTGTCACGGCTTGACCGGCTGGATTTCTGCGCGCCCTTGCGGGCTTGCGGCTGCCCGCCCTGTCATCGCTGACGAAAGGAATGTCTTACGAAACAGCAGAGGAGCATCCATGTCCGAAAAATCTCTACCTCGCCTCATGTCGCCAAAGGAGGCTGCCGCCGAAACCACATTTTCCGCGATGCAGCTTGGCATTTTGAGCGCTACAGGCCACTTCCCGAAGCCAGTCCAACTATCGGCGCGCCGTATCGCTTACGTTCGGTCCGAAGTGACGGCTTGGCTTGATGAACGCATTGCATCGCGCACCACGCATTAAAGATGGAACCGCATGCAGAAGACGACTCCCCCAGTTGGGGCGGGAAGTTCAATTTCGAGAAGATTGGTAGAAGGCGGGCCGCCCTGAGCGCGCCAGCGCGAAAATCAAAGTCAAAGCCCGAACCGGAAGATGAGTCCGAAGAAGTCAGACTGACAGCAAAGCAGTTGATGCGGCGGCGATTTGAGAGGCCGCGCCAGATTGTGGAGGGCTTGTTCCCTGCCGGTTGCCTTCTTCTTGTCGGTCCTCCGAAGCAAGGGAAATCTTGGTTGTCGCTACAATTGGCCCGTTGCGTGGAAGCCGGAATCCCGTTCATGGGGCATCGAACCGAACAAGGTGACGTTCTTTATTTGGCGCTGGAAGACGGATTCATTCGCCTTCAGGACCGCTTGGGAAAGCAGGAAATCGAAGGCGCGGAATCATTCACCGATGCGCTGGATTTCCAAATCCAGATACCCACGGCGGAAAAGGGCGGCCTGAAGGAGTTGGAGGAATGGCTGATAGCTCACCCCGATGCATCCTTGGTAATTGTGGACGTTCTCAAAATGTTTCGAGAGCCGCGCAAGGGCAAGGTTGATCCGTATGAGCGTGATTATGGCGACGTTCGACCTTTGACGAAGCTGGCGAACAAGTATCGGGTGTGCATCGTCATCGTTCACCATACGAACAAGGGTAGCGCCAGCGCGGTCGATCCTTTCGACCGTGTGAGTGGCACGGGGGGCATTTCGGGTGCGGCTGACGGGACGATTTTGCTTGTCCCAAATGAAGACGGCGATTTGGGGCTTTATGGCCGTGGGCGCGACTTTCAGGAGTTTGACTTCAGGGTGCGGTTCGACGCCGATGCTTGTGTTTGGGAGATCGACACCGAAAGCGACGAAAGCGACCGCCAAGGCTACGGCGACGTGACCGGCAAGATATTGCAGCAGCTTGGATTCATGAATGGCAATCCGATTGGCCCTAGCGAACTGGCGGCAGTCATCCACGAAAAGCCGCTTGACGTTTCGAAGAGCCTGAAACGGTTGAGTGCCAGCCGGAAGGTTACGAGGATCGGGCGCGGCAAATGGGTTCTTCGCGGCCTAGAGCCGAAAAGCTCATGACAAAGAAACTACCATACCATTCGGTAGGAACGGTAGTTACGGTAGTTTCGCAATTGCTAATATGAGGACTTTCTAGCTAAGTCCTTCTAGCATCACGTTAAATAGTATCGGTAGTAAGGGTATTTCGGTTTGTGCAAACTACCGAAACTACCGTTTGTACCTATCATATAGACGAAAGGAGAAACGAATGAACGAAAGGACACACACCGAAAATATGCAGGTCATCAACGCGCTGGTAGGGAAGCCGGTCGCATGGAGTGGTTTGCCAAAGCCAGACGAAAAGGTTCTCGCCCTCCTACGGAGGCGGTCAATACCGGCAGCACCCATGATCTTGTCGCGGCTCACGGGTTACGGGCGTCACGAGGTCAACGAGGTGCTGCTGCGGTTGAAGCGCCATGGACTGGCTAAAGCCGTTGGACACGGTGAATGGGTGGCAGTGCAATGAAACTGATGCACCAAAACCGGCAGGTGTTTGCACGTCTGAGCCGTATCGATCCGGTGCGGAAACAGCCTATCCCGGTCAAGCCGCAGGTTGTCAAGGCTCGGCCATTGGCCTCGGCTGCCCGCCCCTCGTGAGCAGATGGCCGTATAACACGGCCCAGTGGCAACGGCTGCGCATAGCCAAGCTGATGGAATGCCCAGTCTGTGAGCCGTGCCGTGCGCGTGGCGTCATCGAGATTGCGGAAGTCGTGGACCATGACATGGCTATCAATGCGGGAGGTGACGCGTTCCCTGCCCTGTCCGGCCTGACCAGCATGTGCGCATCCTGTCACAACCGCAAGACCAATGCGAAGGACAGACGCACAGCCAAGACAGGCAAGAGCAGCGGCTTCAGGCGGGCATGGGCTGGCTTTGACGTGGATGGCAACCCGATTGACCCGGAAGGCTGGAACGACACCTGACTGGCTTCCCTGCCCCGTTTCAAAGGTAGGGGGCATCGAAAGACGGGAGTCAACGTGCCGGGGAACGGCGTGGGGCATTCGCGAAGACTTAATTTCAAATATTTTGATCGAACGATGAAAAGGATCAAAGAAAATGATGTGAAAGGAGATGGAGTATGGGCCGTCGTGGACCCGGCGCGAAGCCGAAAGCATCCGGGAAGACCGGTGATATCATGAGTGACGGGCAGCCGAAGCACCGCAAGGTGCTTCCTTGGGAGGTCGAAGGCCTCACCCGGCTTGAAGCCGTTGTCGCATTCGTCAACGACATGAAAATTACGCAGGGCAAACTTGCGGGCCAGAACATGCAGTTACGTGACTGGCAGATAGACGAATTCCTTGCGCCGATTTATGCTACTGACCAGTATGGCCGTCGCCCTGTACGAACCGCCGTCTTGTCTATGGGCCGAAAGAACGGAAAGACCGGGTTGAGCGCGGCGCTTGCGCTTTGCCATCTTGTCGGGCCAGAGGCAGAGCAGCGGGGCGAGTTGTATTTTGGCGCGATGGATAAGATTCAGGCTGGTAAGGCTTGGGCCGAGTGCAAAGCCATGCTGGAAGCGCATGTCGAGCTTTCCGAACGCGTCAACATCATCAAATTCAGCAAGGAAATCGAAGTCGAGGCAGGTTATCCCGGTGAAGGCTCCGTTCTGAAGGCCGTGAGTGCCGACGCTGATTCCAAGCTCGGTTTGTCGCCCTCATTTTTCCTTGCCGATGAAGCCGGGTATTGGGTGAAGCGAGACCTATTCGACGCCATGGATTCCGCCCTTGGTGCACGCGACGAACCGCTTGTGGTGGTCATTTCCACACAGGCAAAAGACGACACCCACTTCTTTTCAGAGATGATCGATTACGGCCTGAAGGTGAAAACTGGCGAAGTTGAGGACGAAAGTTTTCATCTGGCATTGTTCACGACTGACCCGGATGAGGATGCATGGTCCTACGAGACGTGGATCAAGGCTAACCCGGCACTAGGCGATTTCCTTGCCTTGGAGCAAGTCGAACGTATGGCGGCGCAGGCGCAACGTATACCGTCGAAGGAAGCCGATTTCCGAAATAAGATTCTCAACCAGAGAATTGACGGCACGGTGCGCTTCATTGCCGCTCGCGAATGGAACGACTGCGATCTAGCGCCGATTGACGAAGCCGCGCTTGAAGGCCGGGAGTGCTACGGGGCGCTTGACCTGTCAGCGGCGCGAGACTTGACGGCGTTCGTGCTGGTTTTCCCGGAAGAGGATGGCCGGTTCACCGTCCTGCCCCGGTTCTTCCTGCCTGAGTTCGATATTGACGGTAAATCGGAGAATGACCGCGTGCCGTACAACGTTTGGGCAAGACAGCCGTCGTCACGCCTCACGCTTCTGCCGGGAAAGGTCATCGATCCGCAGGCCGTTGCGGAATACATCGCTGACGAGGCGGGCCGGTTCGATATCAAGGAGATTGCATTCGACCGCTGGCGCATTGAGGACTTACGGCGCGAACTGGCAAAAGCTTCGATTGATCTGCCACTAACGCCGTTCGGGCAAGGATACAAAGACATGTCTCCAGCCGTTGACATGTTGGAAGTCGCGGTCGCTCAACAGAAGGTCAATCATGCGGGAAACCCGTTGCTTCGGATGTGTGCGGCAAACGCTGTCGTCACGAAAGACCCATCCGGCGCTCGAAAGCTCGATAAATCGAAAGCCTCAGGACGCATTGACGGGCTTGTGGCGCTTGCGATGGCATTGCAAACTGCTGCGCGACATGAGGAAGACAATTCGCTTCCAGCGTGTTTAATGGAAGATGCTTAAAGGGAGATGTGACGGATGTTTGAGGTTGGAAAAATTTACGAACTAACGACGCTTGAGACTGGCGAAAACTATGAAGGCAAATTCGGAACTTATGAGTCGCACCAGCAGCTTGAATGCGTTGCCGTGAATGGGATGCTTGTCCAATTTCGTACCCCGAAACTGAGCTTTCAAGAGGAGGAACTTCTAGGTGAAGATTGGAGTGAAGAGAAGATAATCAACACTGGCAGTCTGTTTTTCCATAGCGCCAAGCTAGTCGAGGGATAAAGCGGCGCAAAATTTCCAATGCACTGTTTTGTCAAGCAAATCGAGTAAAAATATACTTCCTTGCCTTTTGCGATTTACTGTTGATGCGAAAGCAAAACGGAGTATAAACACAATCACCGGACGCAAGCACAAGACTTGAACCGGCGAGCCTGTCCCGAATGAGGGGCGGGCAGCACTGCCGAAGGCAGTAAAACAACCACGATATCGTTGCGCCTACCCAACCGAGCAATTCCGCATCGGCGTGGCTCTTTGCGCGCTTACTAGGAAAGGAGACTATATTTGAATATTCATCATCTTCGCGAAACCCGTTCCACAAAGCTCAACGAACTTAAGGCCCTCGGCGAGAACCCGGACAACGCGAAGTTTACAGCAATCGAAGGCGAAATTCGCGCCCTTGATAGCCAGATCAAGAATGCAGCAACCATCGCAGAATTTGAGCGCCACGAAGCCGCACCGCAGGGTGACGCCATGGCCCGCGAACTGCGTTCCTACTCCGTTTCCAAGGCCATCCGCGAAGGCAATGGCGATAGCCTGACCGGCGTTGAACGCGAAGTCCATGACGAACTGTCCAAGGGTCGCGAAGTGCGCGGCGTGATGGTCCCTACGTCTCTCATCTTCGGTGAAGAAAACCGCGCCATGCTTACTACCGGCACCGCTGGCAACACTGTTGCAACGAACCTCGGCGGCCTCATTGATCGCCTTCGCCCGGTCCTCGCTGTCCAGTCTCTCGGCGCGACGGTCATTTCCGGCTTGACTGGCAATCTCGATCTGCCGCGCCTCACCTCTGGCCCGCAGGCCTATTGGGTGAACGAAGACGAAGCCACTACGGCGAGCGATGCGACCTTTGACAAGGTTTCGCTGTCTCCAAAGACGGTTTCCGGCGAAATGTACCTTTCCCGCCGTCTCCTGCTTCAGAACGGCGTTGCGCTCGAAAACGTGCTTCGTCAGGACTTGGCTTTCGTTCTTGCGCAGGCTCTCGACTCCGCTGCGATCAACGGCACAGCCGCCGCAAAGCAGCCCGTTGGCATCCTGACGCAGATCACGGAAAACGCGACCACTGCAACGGACCTGAGCGACATCGCAGCGGACCTCATCGCGGCGCTTCAGATTGACGACGTGACCGGCACCACGGGCTTCTTGACCAATCCGGCGCTGATGGCGGTTGCCCGCAAGCTGAAGGACGGCCAGCTGCGCCCGATTTCCACGGCTGACACGTTCCACAATGAGCGCGTTGTTGCCACGAATCAGGTTCCGACCATTTCCGCTGAAAACCCGCTGATCTTCGGCGCATGGGCAAACCTCATGATTGGTTACTGGAGCGGCGTGGACATTCTCGCCAACCCCTACACCGACGCTTCTAAGGGCGGTCTGCGCCTGCATGCGTTCCTTGATGCTGACGTGGCTATCCGCCATCCCGAAGCATTCGCATGGAAGGCCGTCGCCTAATATGGCGTCTGTCTCTCTCGCGGAGGCAAAGGCTCACCTCCGGGTAGATTACCCGGAGGACGATGCCTACGTCTCGACACTCATCAACGCGGCGGAAGGCTACATTTCAGAAATCGGCGTATCTGCCGAAAAGCTGGCCTCACCACCCGTCAAACATGCGGCACTTTTGCTAGTCGGGCATTGGTTTGCCTTTCGTGAGGCCGCAGCGGAGAAACCACCACAAGCAATCGCATTCGGCGTTGACGCCCTTGTGCAGCCATTCAGGGAGGTATCGTTTTGAGCAACTTTGAAAAGCGTGCGGCGACCGACGTTAAGGCCGTAGGAAAGAAACTGACGGGCTACGTGGCGACGTTTGGCCTCGAAACCCGCATTGGCGATTTCAGCGAAGTGATTCAGGCTGGCGCGTTTGGCGCTTCGCTTCGTTCGAACCCTGACATTCTGGCGCTTGTCGATCATGACCCCGGCAAGGTGTTGGGCCGTAGCGCGTCGGGCAGCCTGATCCTCGAAGAGGATCAGAAAGGACTCCGTTTCGAACTAGATTTGCCAGACACACAGTTGGGCCGCGATATCGCTTCGCTTGCTGCCCGCCATGATATCGGCGGCATGTCCTTCGGCTTCAATGTACCTGAAGGCGGCGACGAATGGCACGGCGAGCGACGGACTTTGAAGGCTATTGACCTCCGCGAGGTCAGCGTTGTGCAGGCATTCCCGGCATATTCCGGGACGTCTCTTGCCGTCCGGTCACGCAAGCCAATGACCGACGCGGAGCGCCGCATTCGAATCTTGGAATTGGAAGGAGGTGCACATGTGGCCGTTTAGGACAAAGGAAACGCGCGCTGTCTCTTCAAGCGATCCGTTCCTAGGCGAGTTCCTTGGTGCGCGCTGGCAGGCCCGTGCCGACATTGAGAAGGCCAGCGGCCATGCCGTCGCCCATCGGTGCATCCAGCTTATCGCGGAGCAACTGGCAGCCGTCCCGCTGAAGGTGTACCGGAGAACGGATGACGGTGGCCGGGAAGCGGCTTCTGATCATGCGCTATATCCAGTGCTGAAGGATACGTTCTCGCCACTCCTGACCGCCTTTGAGGGCCGGGAATGGATGAATGTTTCGGCGCTGTTGTACGGCAATGCTTACGCCCGGATTGAACGAAATGGCCGCAGCCAGATTACCGCGCTGCATCCAATTCCATCGCCTTTAGTCACGGTGGAAAGACTGTCAACCGGACGCCTTCGCTACAAGGTCGCTTTGGCGAACGGTGGAACGGAAACCTACACGCAAGACGAAATCTTGCATGTGCGCTACCGGACGAAAGACGGCGTTCTAGGTCTGTCGCCTATCCAGATCGCAAGCGCGACCTTCGGCCTTGCCTTGGCTCAACAGGACACGGCAGGCACAGCGGCTGAGAATGCATTTCGACCGGCTGGCGCTCTGGTGTTTCCTGAAAAGCTCGGCGGCGCTGGTAAAGACGAGGCAATCAAGAAATTCAAGGATCGATTTGTCGGGCAACTCAAGGCGAACGAAGTCATGGTGCTGGATGGTGGGGCAAAGTTCGAAACTTTCCAGTTCAACAGCCGAGACTCCGAATTTCTCGAAAGCCGCAAGCTGTCAAATCTGGATATCTGCCGCGTCTATGGCGTTCCGCCGTCCGCCGTGGGCATCACCGACGATGCGACCTACAGCAACATTGGCGAGGAAAGTCGCGCCCTTGTGACTCGAGTCCTTGCGCCGTGGGCCAAGCGAATCGAAAGCGTCTACAACGTCACGCTGCTTTCGCCGGAGGCTCGAAAGACGCACTACATCGAGCACGATCTTTCCGGCCTGCTTCGTGGTGATTTGGCTACCCGCTACGCGGCTTATAAGATTGGCCGTGAAGCTGGATTCCTGTCGGTGGATGAGATTCGCGGCTTTGAAAACATGAGCAAGGTTCCGGGCGGTGATACGTACATGGAGCCGTTGAACATGGCCCGTCTAGGCGTGTCGCAAAATGCCCAGGCATCGGAGGTGCAGCAGTGACCGGGGGCGGCGATCTTCGCCGTTCCTTCGGCTTCTGGAAACCAACTGACTCGAATGACGGTTTCGGGACCGTCATTCCCGGCGCTGGCCCGCCAGCTTTGCAATTCACCACGGCTGGCAGGTTCCGCGTCCTGAATGGTGACGAGATTTACCTTAACGGCGTGGTGAGCGGCACAAGGATGGTGGAAGTCACGATCAGAATGCAGCCGAAGTCAAAGACGGTTAACACAACATGGTTCATGCGCGATACCCGCGATAACCGCAGATACAACATCAAGCTAATGACGCCTTCAGAGAAAGGGGATTTCATTACATTTCGAGCAGAGGAGGGAAAGCCGTGAAGGTAAAGACTATCAGCATTGAGCCTATCAGTAAGGGCCATGATCGGGAAACGGGTTTCCGCAAGCTGGCGAAGGTGCAGTTCTTCCTTCCCGACATGCAGATGACGATCCGCGATGTAGTCTTGACCCACGACCACGAACACGGGTTCGCTGTGGCGCACGTCAAACCCAAAGAAGGGCAGTCAACGCTCCAATGGGTGCGAAACTCGCCTTTTGCCAAAGGTCTGGCGGAAGCAGCAGCAACAGCTTACAGCGCCATGCTTGCTGAAGACTTGGAAGAACTCAAGGCGCTCTATAAGGCGGCCTAACCAGAGCCCCACGGTTGACCCCGTGGGGCTTTTCCACTTACTAGTTCATTCGATTGTATCAGACGTCTCTACGGCGGCCCGCTTCTTTGCCATTGTTACCAACATATCTTCCCCCCATGCGGAAAAATCTGGTAGCCTCTGTTCGAATGTTTTCAAGTTCATCACGTAAACATTGTTCGATACCCGCCCGTATTTACCAGAATGATAGTTTTGACAATAAACAACCTCGTTAATCTCACGAGCGGTTAGGTTTTGATCACCTTCCTCAAAGTAACATTCATAAATAGGCCCATCCACCACCATCATGGGTACAAAAAAACAAACATCTCCCGACGTGTCAGAGTAAATTTCGTTGCAGTTGTCCCGCTGATGTATGGCTGCTTTGAACGCTGAAATTATGCCGGATTGGATATGCTGGGTCTGTCCAGTCTTGAAACAAGAATATGATCTTGCAAGACGTTCTACCCTTGCCATTGGACGTTTTCGCTCAATGTCTTCGTAGCTTAGAACATATCGATTTACCTTGTTCTTCCAATGAAAAATTCCATATCCTGCTGAGCCATCAAGCTTGCCTTTTTTGTTGGTGTAAAAAATGAATGGATCAGCCGTCTTTTTGACCTCGATACAAAGCGTGATCATACACGTCACTTCGGGCTTCACATCCAAACTTCCGAATATCCTATGGGCTCGAATGTCTAGCTCACGTCCCTTTCCTTCATCCTTATCGATGAAATAAACACTCTGAAAGGATTTCCAGTTGGCGTTAGCCAAAGCGGACGCGGCTCTCAACTCCGTTGCAAATCCTGCTTTTTCGGCAGCCTCTACGATTTTCTCTAACGGAATCGGCAT